CGATTGTTTCCCAGTCACGATCATTGGTTTGTGGAACTATTTATAATCGCTTAGCCCGCCTCCACAGTATAGGCGGCATTGTCTCTGGCCTCGAGAATGGGTAAGTCACTGGGGTTACTATGCCGGGGTTTCTATGTTGCGTACTTGCACCGTCCCGTTTTCAGATTGCCGCTAAACAATCGTGGCATTCCACTTGCTGACACTAAGCATTAATGGTGTGACGGGAAAGAATCGAACTTTCGTTTCCTGGACTTCAATCAGGTGTGAGCACCAGCCTCACCACCGTCACATATTTGGCGCCCTATGGGAGAATCGAACTCCCGACCTCGGATAGACAATCCGGTATGATACCACTTCATCAATAGAGCAAATTTGGTGAGGAAGTGTGGAATCGAACCACTCGCTTTTACACTCCGGTTTTACAGACCCTCTGTAGCTACCAACTACTGAACTTCCCCAATTCTAGATTTGTGGGCATCGGTCCAACTAAATGGTCCACCTCCGCCTTTCACCCAAGAGTTCTTCAAGCTCTGCCGGCCAATGGTCTTACGGCTTATGCCCTCGCACTACTTGGTCTTATTCTGGAGCCCCCAGTCGGAATCGAACCAACTCAACCGGAGTACAAAACCGGTGCACCACCATTTGTGCTTTAAGGGCAAATTTCACTCTAGCCGCCTGGGATTCGAACCCATTTATTGCTGCATCCTGTGCCTCTACCCATGAGAGGCTGCCAGAGGTATTTTGGTAGTCGTGGAGAGAATCGAACTCTCTTATAAACGCTAATCAGGCGCTCGCCTTGCCACTAGACAGTCACGACAATATTCTTCCTCGTCGATAACCTTCGGGAATCTCATGATCCTTTGAAATCTTTTTAGACTCTGTACCGTTGGTTATCCACATTGTTCCGTATTGAGAATTCTTTGAACCAGAGCTTTTCTTCTTCAGAGTTTCTGACATTTTTCGTTTTGTCTCTTCAGAATGTTTTCTTCCAGTCCAATTCAACTGTGTTCCTTTGAAACCAGGAGTACTTTTACCCGATCTCTCTGATATCATCTTCTTAGTTGAACTAGAGTGTCTCTTTCCATGCATGCCATTCGGCAAATTGGAATTTATGTAAGTCCACCCACCGCCAAAACCACCTGGAGCAATGTTGTATGTATCTTTTCTCTTACAGAATTCTTCAGTTACGATAGCTTCTTCATGAAGAAACATGAAATATTCGTCGTAGAATACGTAAAGATATTCTTTCTTAAAGTTTTTAGGGCCATATTTTTCGATGGCGTTCTTGATATACTTGCCAGAGCCCATGTAACCATCGTCAAGATCAGTCGTAACATGACGACCAACATAGAACTTTCCAGATGGAACATGAGTGATCTTGTAGATCGTATAGTATTTTGTCACGGGAACCTGTTGGTGTTAGTCTGTATCAGATCTATTTATACACTACAGGTTCCCAAGGGAGAACCAGTAGGGAGTCGAACCCTTTGACCGGAGATTAAAAGCCTCTTAGCCGTCCACACAGCCACTAGTCTACTGGTCCAATTTTGGAGCGGATGACAGGTAACGCTCCTGCCTATCTGGGGTGGAAGCCCAGCGCACATCTATCTGTACCACATCCGCAAAAAATCAGGATCGCATTTTTTGAAGTTAACAGTTTATGAAACAGTTTTTTCTGAAAAAATTGCTGAAACGATCCTTAAACTTGGATGCCCACCGAGGGATCGAACCTCGATTCACAGATTCAAAGTCTGCTGTCCTGCCATTAGACGAGTGGGCAATATTCTTGATTAGAAGATCTTTATATCATACCGATTTGGTGATGTAAAGGATTAATTTTGGCAAGGGAGCAAGGAATCGAACCCTGTCGCACGGGGTTGGAAGCCGCCGCTCTACCAGTGAGCTACACCCTCAAAGTGTATTATATGGTGCCCCGGATGGGATTCGAACCCACAAAACCCCGATTTTAAGTCCGGTACGCTATTCCTTTTACGTCGCCAGGGCAAATATTTGTCAGGATTGCATAGGGTTTGCATGTTCAAAAAGCATAAAGTTGCTGAAGCAATCCTTAATTTTTTGGTCAGGGTAGAAGGAATCGAACCTTCGCCACGAGGCTCCAAAGCTCGCATGATACCATTTCACCATACCCTGATGTTTAACGTCCTCGTCGATAACCAACTGGAATCTCTTGATCCACTTTGATCTTCTTGGACTCTATACCGTTAGTTATCCACATTGTTCCGTATTGAGAATTCTTGTTTCCAGTTTGATGTTTAGAATTTGCTGCACCAATCTTAGCTTTTGTTTCTTCGAAATGAGACTTTCCTACCCAATCACACCGCTTTCCAGAAAAGTGATTTTTTGGATATCTCTTATTAGCAGTCAATGCTCCCTTTAACGAAGCTTCTTTAGCTTTTAAAGAGCCATTTGTTTTCCAGCCAACGTTTCCTAAATCGTTGGTGTTTACATAGCCCCATCCACCTTTTCCACCAGGACAGATGTTGTAGGTGTCTTGCCGTTTGCAGAATTCTTCAGTTACGAGTTCTGCTTCTTTCGAGTTCATATCTTCTTCATTGTCGAAGACGTGAAGGATCTTTTTCTCAAATTGATCAAGTCCATATTTCTTAATGGCTCGACGGATTAAATTTCCAGAGCCCATATAGTTGTCATCAAGATTTGTCGTCTGATGTTTTCCAACATAGTTTTTTCCAGTTGGAACATGTGTGACTTGATAGATTGTGTAGAACATGAAAAGTAGACCGTTTTATTGTCATTACGTTCTATTTATACTTTTCATGCTCTCTATGTGGACCGCCGGGGAATCGAACCCCGAATTTCTGCGTGCAAAGCAGATGTGTTACCATTAGCACTAGCAGCCCATATTCGTTATTGGCAATACTCTCGTGGTCAAGAGTTTCTTAGCAACCTCTTCGATCGGTTGCACCAGGAATTGGCTCTCTACTGAGGACTCGAACCTCAAACAATACGGTTAACAGCCGTACGCCCCTGCCAGTAGGGCCCCTAGAGAATATTAAATGCGGGATGATGTTTTGTCGCTAGACAATCAAAAGTTTAGCTGAAAAATTTGCTGAAATCATCCCAAAACTGACTTGAAGAGCGAGTGATACAAGGAAAGGAGGAAAGTTTAGCATCACCCGCCATTAAAATCAGTTTTAGAAGGACATTCAAGATATGCCTGACTGGAAAATTCTTTCGCATCGGCAGGAATCGAACCTGTTTTAATAGACCACTCATCCGAGATATAGTGCGATGATCCTAAACCCTCCAACTCAGCTCCACATTGTGGTAAGTTCACACCATCATCAGACATATCGTGAATGTCCTTCTTAATTTCGTTGCCCCATATTTAGAGTGGTCCTATGTGCTTAGGGTCTTGCAAGTAGCCCACTCGTAACAATCTCAGGCTGTTACAACCTAGCGTGATTTTTTCAGAGAGGTAATCTAACCCTCTCGTCCATCCTCATGCACGCCCATTTGCTTTTTTCAAGTGGTGCTACAGTCGCGTTCCGTAATCCACCGTGATATTTAGTATATCACATTAAAGGATCCATGTAAACCCTTAAATGTGATGGAGAGAGAATTTTTTTGCTGGTCCCTCTCTCCGTCGACCAGAATACGCTATACTCTATCTAATATGTGTTATCTAAGTTCGACCTTTACATTGTAACCTCCAAGGTTGTTTGTGTATTGGTTGTTCCGATAATCTTAATATAGTCTATCAGAGATCGTTTGTAAACCCCTAAAATGAAAAAAGCCCCAACTTTTTGTTGAGGCTTTGAAAATTCGTTACTGAACTGTCTTAGCCTCTCAACATCGTACCCCTTCAAACGCCGGATTCGCATACGCGTGATCCCAACCCTGTGTGAGGGAGCGTAGAATGGACATTGAGATAGTTTGTTTCTTCATGTTTTATATATACACGTTCGAACTTCGAAAGTCACTCGTAGTCAATAAAAGTGCAATATTTTTCACGTTTGGCTCTGATGTATTGACTTATCACGCTGTCACTGCGCCGGTGGCGATATCGGACGAGAACGTCGATTGCCGCAAAGATAGCCACCACGGCAAAGGCTCCGACACCTATCAGGGCCAGCTGCACCATGACCATCAACACTGGCTTCGTAAACATGATGAGAAGTGTAATGAATGCGAGTGGTGCGACGATTAAGATCAATGTCGAAAAGACGAATGCCCAGAAGTATGTACAGATAGTCTTAGGTCTGTTAAACATCACACGAACGAACTTCGCATGCCAAGAATTTGTATTGATTTTCATGATATATTTCCTTGTTTGGTCCCTCTCCCCAGACTTGAACTGAGACTACAACCGTTATGAGCGGCGCGTGCTGCATTACACTAGAGAGGAATTTTTGTGGTCACCCACGAATGCCAGTGATCTGGCGAACAAACTTCGTCATAGCAAGATCTTCATTGGCCGAAGAGTTCTTGAACTTCTCGGTCGCATAATCACTCCATACGACGTAACAATCATGCGCAGCACCGATAGCTACGAGACAGAACATATAAAGAGCATAGATTCCTGCGATGCTCAGAAGTGTGGCGAGGAAAATGGATCCCCAAATTGCGAAAACACCAGTCATAGTTTCTTCTCCATCATGTTAAGAAATTTCTCATCGAATTCAGTGAATCGATAAGGCAAGATTTTAGTCAAACACCAGACATACGCCGCATACACTGTGTGTAGCCCGATTACGAATAGGATACCACTGAGCATCACATTCTCCCTTCACAAATTTCGTGCAAACGTTCAAACACAAGGTCTACGAAATTTGGAATTCCATAGACACTAACGAATTCACCCCACCGTGGACCAGAGTCCGTTTGCAGGATAACGAGATAGAGAAGAATGAAGAATCGACGGATCGAACGACCTTCTTCGCCAAACGCTGCCTTTGCTGCATCATAAAACAAAGTCATGATATCAGCTGGTGGTGTATCGTCGTTGAGCTGTTGGAGGTTATTCAAAAGCTCAAGCAATCGTGTCACAAATGATTCGACTTCTTCTTGAGTAGTCATGAAATCGATCGATTCTTCCGACCATCGTCGAAGCCGCTCGTTGTCGGCCTCGGTATCGATTTGTCCGAAGATATCAACGGCAGGCTCTGGCATAGGCTCAGAAAGATGCATGTAGAAAAATGCTCTTAATGAGTTAACCAGATGAGTATCCAGTTGAGTATCCACTGTCGTTTCCTTCCATAATTTTCTCGTAATCGGGATGATATCGAGTAGACACACCCCATCCAAAGAGGAACATTTCTAGAGATGAACAATCGATGGCGAGCATCTCTTGTTCGATGATTTCCTTCATCGAAAGTTCGCCTTTACTTTCGTCATAAATAGACTTGAGGAAAGCTTTCAACTGATCATTCGATTCAGAACTTTTCTTCTCAGCAATTTTGCTAAGAGCTTGGATATGTTCTCCAAGCTGTTGATAATCCCACAGCATGTAACCAGTCGGCGGTGCATTTCCTAAAGCGTAGTTATGCAACCTTCTGATAGTCTTACAAATTTCCTGGCGCTCGAGGTCCATAGTACGACTCCATGTTGAATTTAGACCTAATATATATTAATGAACACACAATGTAAACAGGAAAGTTCATGTCTGTAACACAAACAAACTTCTTACAAGGATCGGGCTTTCGGATTGTCATCAACCGTGAGCGCTTCGCTAACTTAGAGTACTTCGTTCAAACCGTCAATCACCCGTCGGTCGATGTTCCAGAAGCTGCTGGATCGTTCAGACACTTGTCTCAGCTTCAGCAGATTGGTGACAAGTTGGAATTTGCACCAGTGACCTTCACGATCATGTTGGACGAAGAAATGGCCGCGTACACCGAAATGTATACGTGGATGAAGAACATCGTAGAACAAAACTACACCAGCACAACCAATGACAACACCGATCGTGACTGGGAA